AAACCTTGTTTAGATATAGTTCTTTTCTTTATATATTTTAAGTATACACTACTCAATACCCTGGCTAATTACCTATAACATAACAAAACGGACATTTAGGACTATAACAATTTGATAACGATTTAGAAGTATAACAATAAGTTATAATTAACGTACTTCCTGGTTATTTTAAATAATACAATGTTATAATTCATATGGATTGGTTCCTAGGTTGCTGCATACCCCACCCCACTGCCCCTAGGAGCCAATTCTTTTTATTATGGTATAATCATTGATATGTGCTCACCTACCGTAGAAAAATTTGGGGCTACCCCAGCAAATATTCAATGGACTGTCGTTCGTGGAGACTCTGCGTCATTTACTGTGTCTCTTCTTGAAAATGACGAAGTTACTGAATTTGATACAGACGGATGGGGCTTTGCTGCAACGGCATATGATCCAAGCAGCGATATTCTTGACGAACTAGAAGTTTCTATTAATGGATCAGTTATAACTGTAACTGCACCAGCTTCTGTAACAGAAAACTGGGGAATAAAATATAGATCAGTAGTTGCAGAGCTATCTTTTGATCTACAGGCAACAGTCCCAGATGGAAACTCAACAATTACCTGGACTCCAGTTATTGGAACAATATGTGTTTTGGGAGATGTAACTCCAAGTGGTGTAAGAAATGCTATAGGCGGAGTATCTTAAATGATTATTAAGATTAAGGATACTAATCCAAAACTTCCACCATTGATAAAAATTAATACAACTATTTTTAAAGTAAAGAAATAATCTTATGGCCATATCAAAAAATATGGATGCTCCAAAAACAAAATATTCGGAAGCTGTTAAGTCCACAAAAAGCATAGAAGCAAATAATACTGAGTATATTGCTGTTCCAGGAATCCAAGGTGAAAAAGGTGAAGTAGGCCCCATAGGTCCGCCAGGACCAGAGGGACCAAGGGGTGAAAGAGGCATTCCAGGCAAAGATGGTAAAGACGGTCCACAAGGCCCACAAGGTCCTAAAGGAGAGCCTGGCAGAGGCGGTGGAGAAGGATATGAAAGTCCTTCAGGTCAATACCCAGGTTGGGCATATTATGAAAATAAAAATAAAAAACCAATGCTACTTGGACCAGATAGAGGCGACGATGGCTGGGTAGATATTTTAATGGATGATGACATAGATAATAATATTTTAAGATTTCTTCCAGTAGGATCTGTATCACTCTGGAATTCTGTTACTCAAAGAATTAATTTCAAACAATTAAAAGTAGGAGCAAAAGTAGATATCAGATATGATATAGCATTAACTACCGACACAAATAGTACTGAGGCTTGGATAAGAACTTATATTCCAAAAGTTGAATCTCCAACAGGATATATCGGAATGCTTAAATATAAATATCCTTACGAAATGTCTATTAATCAAACCCTGTATGTGGATATTTCAAAAATTAGATCAGAGGGTGGAATCATTCAGGCAAGGGCAGATAATGAAAGCTCTATTATTCTTAAGGGAATGTATATCTCAATTTCATAAAAAAAAATACCCCCAAGGCAAATAGCCAAGGGGGTATCTTTATAAATTAGTGCGGAAACTTCTTCATCCAATTTTTAGTTTTTGGAGTTATCCCGTGCCAAGCAGACCAGTTCTCACCAGCATTGCTCATATGGTATGCAACCTGTGCATTGATAACAGGGTTTAGCAATTCACTATTAAAGTTTATGCCAAACTTGTCTTTGCGACTTTCCTTAAGCATTCCCAGCATGTTTATCTGAAAAATACCATAAGAGTTGTCACCAGTTTTTTCATTGCCATTAAAAGCCAAAGGCCTTCCGTTTGACTCTTTTTTAGCAACTGCCCAAGCCTTTACAAGCCCTTGTCCACGAAAGCCAACAGCATGTAATAGTTCTTTTAGCTGACGATCTGTCAAGCTAACTGAGTCTTGATATTTATGTAGAACTTCTATGTTCTTTTTTACCTTTGTAAGACTCTTAGGTTTAGAAACCAAAAAAACCGCCTTGGCGGTTGAAGGTTCAGAAACTAAGGGTTTACTTAGATTATTTTCAGTACTTAAAGCATTAGCTGCATTTGTTAGTGGTGCAAGCAGCCCAATTGAAGCAAGGATTCCAATCCAGATCTTTTTATCTCTTCTCATCAAAATAACCTCCTAGAGACTAAAGATGCTACCAGTTGGTAGCACTAACTAAGTATAACATGTGATTGCCACAAAAAGCAAGTTTTATAACATTTTTTTATTAAACTTAATAATTGCTATTTTCAAGTGGTATAATATAAAAATGGCAACTTATAGAGGACAGGGCGCATCATCATACGACATTGGTGAAGCACCACCATTTATTAACTGGACAATTGTAAAAGGTGATACAGCATCCTTCCGTGTATATTTAACTGACGATGCTAAAGAGCCATTAACTATTTCTGACTGGGATATTGAAGCGGAATTTAAAAGACCAACCACCCCAGTAGATCCTCAAGTAATCACAGATACTGCAACACTAATTTTTACACTTACTCCAGAACAAGATCTGGAAGATGAAGATGGTGAGTTTAAAGTTAATCTAACTGCAGCACAAACTGCACTGCTTAGAACAAATGATATTTTTGATATTGAATTACGTCTTCCACAGAACACACTTGTTTGGACAGTTGCTCAAGGGAAGATTACTCTCCTTGAGGATGTTACAAACTAATGGCAACAGTTGTTATAAGTAACAATGCCCCAGTTTTCACAAGAGCTGTTGAAAGAGTTTCTTTTCCAAATGTGCAAATTACCCAGCCAAATCGTGGGGTAAATATAAATTCAGTACTACCATTTAGAATAAGATTTACAGCAATACAGATACCAGCATCTATTGGTAATGTTCCAGCAATTCCGCTACAAGTTATTGGTTTCTCTAACTATATACTTTAAAATATATGATATAATTCTGTCATGGCTAAATTATCAATCGCAAGCATCAAGGGTCTTTTTCAGACTGGAGACCGTCCAAGTCAAACAAACTATGAAGATTTGATTGACAGTACCTCTGCAAGATCAACAGACCTTGGTTCAGATGGCAACAATGAAGTTACAATTAACGGCATTGAAAACTCAACAATTTTTGATAACTTTTTAGCAAGCGAGTGGAGATCAGTAAAATACATGGTCTCAATTAAAAAGACTTCTGGTGGTGCAAACAAGTATTGGGCCACAGAATTAACCATAGTCCCTGACAACACAGATGTGAGTGTTAGTGAATATGGAACAGTGGACAACGATGGGAATATTGGCACCATCTCCGTGTCTAGAGCAGGAGATACAGTTTCACTAACTGTAGTTCCAGTGGGTGGACAAACCCCGATTACCTTGCGCTATTTGCGTATTGGTTTGAAGGCTTAACTAAGGAGATAAAATGGCAACAGTAACAAAAGACTTTAGAGTAAAAGCGGGACTGGTTGTTGAGGGATCAACAGCGACCGTTAATGGAAAGAATATTATCACAGCAGGTGTCGTTGACGCTAAAGGTGATTTGATTGTTGGTAGCGCAGACGATGCAGTTGCTCGTTTAGGCGTTGGTACAAACGGTCAAGTACTTACAGCAAACTCAGGCGCAACATACGGCGTTGAGTGGTCAGCACCAGCAGCAGTTGGTGTTTTTGAATCTTCAATTACATTTGAAGGTGCAACAGCAAATGATTACGAAACAACTCTTACAGTAACAGACCCAACAGCAGACCGTACAATCACACTACCTAACGTATCAGGTACTGTGGTTACATCTGGTGATACTGGAACAGTTACAGCAACAATGCTTGCTTCAGACTCTGTAGAAACAGCAAAAATTAAAGATGCTAACGTAACAGAGGCAAAACTTGCTTCAGACTCAGTAACAAATGCTAAGATAGCAAATGATGCTGTAGATACAGCAGAAATTAAAGATGGCGCAGTAACTTCAGCAAAGATTGCTAATGACACAATTGTAGATGCAGACATTAACTCTGCTGCAGCGATTGCTCAGTCTAAGATTTCAGGTCTTACTACTGATCTTGCTGCTAAGGCTTCAGCATCAGACCTTACAACTCACACAGGTGCAACAGAAGCACACGGTGCAACTGGTGCGGTAGTTGGAACAACAAATACACAGACACTTACAAATAAGACACTTACAAGTCCAGTAGTAACTGGTCTTACACTTAATGACTCAAGCGTTGTCTTTGAAGGTTCATCAGCAGATAATAATGAGACAACTCTTACAGTAACAAACCCTACAGCAGATCGCACTATTACTTTGCCAGATGCTACAGGTACTGTTGCTCTTACAAATAACAAGTTGGATGCTTTTGCAGCAACTACTTCAGCAGAATTGGCAGGAGTTATTTCTGACGAGACTGGTACTGGAGCACTTGTTTTTGCTAATACACCAACACTCGTAACACCAAATATTGGTGCTGCAACTGGTACATCTTTGGTTCTTTCAGGGGACCTAACAGTTAATGGTACAACAACTACAATTAACTCAACAGAAATCACAATTGATGATAAGAACCTAACACTTGGTTCAGTAGCATCTCCAACAGATGCAGGTGCTGATGGTGGTGGTATTACTCTTAAGGGTGCTACAGACAAGACTTTCTCATGGGTAGATGCAACTGATGCATGGACCTCATCTGAACACATTAACCTTGCTTCTGGTAAAGCATTTTACCTAAACGGTACACTAGAAACAGCAGCAGCACAAACTCTTACAAATAAGACAATTGATGGTGCAAGCAACACACTTACAGTACGAATTGCAAATGATGTTTCTGGTCTTGGAACTGGCGTAGCCACATTCCTTGCAACACCATCTTCTGCAAACCTTGCAGCAGCACTTACTGATGAAGCAGGATCTGGAACAGTAGCATTTACTAATAGCCCAACTTTTGTTACACCAACTCTTGGTGCAGCAGCAGCAACAAGCATTGCCCTACCAGATGCCCTTGTTGGTTCTGCTCTAGCAACTGCTGGAACTTCAGCAACAACAATTGATACATGGTCAGCAACAACATATTCTGCTGCTAAGTATGTAGTTCAGCTAAAGAAGGCTGGAAACATTGAAGTAATTGAAGTACTTGTTGCCATTGATGGTGACAACAATGTATACCTAACAGAGTACGCTAATGTACAAAGCAACGGTGAACTAGGAACAACAAATGCTGTCTACTCAGGTGGCAATGTTCTCCTTCAAGTTACCGCAGCAGCAGCAGATACATCTGTTAAGGTAAGCAAGACCTATATTGAAGCATAATTAGAGACGGGAGCCAACTGTGACAACAACAAATAGAGACTTTAAGGTAAAGCATGGGCTAGATGTAGCCCAAGGCGGTACTTTTGGAGGAACTGTCACAGTTGGTACCCCAACTCAAAACACACATGCAGCTACTAAGCTTTATGTAGACACAAAAGCTCCTGTTGCTCCAGCATTATCAACAGCACCTACATCTCCAGTAGATGGACAGTTATGGTTTGATACAGTATCACGCCATCTATCTATTTACTCTACTGATCAGGCTGAATGGATAATGATTGCTACATTTTCAGATACCGCTGATCTTAGACAGCACATTCACGATACTGCAATTGACGGAACTGGACTTATTGTTTCAGTATTCCAAGACGCAGGCTTCTACGACTCAATTTTTACATCAACTGAAATTGCAGGATTCTATGACTCAGAATACTGGACTAACAGTTACGACGGCGGAAGCCCATTAGATAATTTTAGTTAATTATCTGATATAATACTATAAGATACCACGAAAGAGGAGACTATAAATGGCAACAAGAATGCAACAGCGCAGAGGAACTGCAGCTCAATGGGTTTCTACAAACTCTGGCAATGGTCCTATCCTTAACGCTGGTGAAATCGGATATGAAACCGACACAAATAAATTTAAAATTGGTGATGGAACAAATCACTGGATCAACCTTGATTACTTTATTGATGCTAACTCAACAGTAAACCCATCATTTGGTTCTAGCATTACTTTTGAAGGTGCTACCGCCAATGATTATGAAACAACTCTTGCCGTAACAGATCCTACAGCAGATCGTACAATTACTCTTCCAAATGCTAGCGGAACAGTGGTTTTGGCTGACGGCAGTGGAAATGTTACAGTATCAGGAGACTTAACTGTAAGCGGTACAACTACCACTATTAACAGCACAACAATTAATGCTACAACAGGAATTGTCTTTGAAGGTCTTACAGCAAATGCTCATGAAACTACTTTAACAGTAGAAGATCCTACGGCAGATAGAACTATCACATTCCCAGACGCAACAGGAACAGTTGCCTTAATAGAATCAGTAAATACATCTTTAAGTGGGTATGTTGAAACTTCAGATATTGGTGGAGCATCTGGTGTAGCAGGACTTAACTCAAGCCTAAATCTTATAGTTCCTGGATCTTCAATCATTATTGAAGGTGCAACAGACAATAACTTTGAAACTACTTTGGTAGTTACAGATCCAACTGCTGATCGTACAATTACTCTTCCAGATGCTACAGGAACACTTGCTACTACAGCAGACATTTCTGCTCACGATACTGATACAACAAATGTCCACGGTATTGCTGATACATCAGCTCTTGCAACTACAGCAGATATCACAGCACATAGTTCAGATACAACAGGTATACACGGAATTGCAGATACATCAGTTCTAGTGACTACATCAATTCTTTCATCAAATCTTTCATCAAAGGCAGACCTTGCTTCTCCTACATTTTCAGGAACAGTGACTCTTCCAACAGGAACTGTTACATCTGCAATGATTGCAGACGGAACAATTGTTAACGCAGATATTAATGCTTCTGCAGCAATTGATAAGACTAAGATTTCAGGTACAGCAGTTACAGTTGCCGATACTGGTACAGTAACAAGCACAATGCTTGCAGATGCAACAATCGTAGATGGTGACATATCTGCTACAGCAGCTATTGCACAGTCTAAGATTTCAGGTCTTTCAGATAGCTTCACAGCTAAAGCAGATGTTGCTGGACCTACATTTACTGGTACAGTGACAATTCCTACACTTGCTGTAACAACAACAGCAACAGGAATTACAAAAACCATGGTTGGCCTTGGAAATGTTGATAATACAGCAGACGCAAGCAAGCCAGTTTCAACTGCTCAGCAAACAGCGCTTGACCTAAAGGCAAACCTTTCTGGAGCAACATTCACAGGAGCAATTGCTGGAACTAGCTTAACTCTTTCTGGCGATCTCACAGTTAATGGAACTACTACAACATTAAATTCAACATCACTTTCTATAGATGATAAAAATATTGAACTAGGCTCAGTTGCTAGCCCATCAGATACAACCGCAGATGGTGGAGGTATCACACTTAAGGGCGCAACAGACAAAACTTTTAACTGGGTAGATGCCACAGACTCTTGGACTTCTTCAGAGCATATTAACCTTGCTTCTGGAAAAGATTTAAAGGTAAATGGAACTGCAGTAATTAGCTCAACAGCTGGTGGATTTATCTTTACAGACGGAACACAGACAAAAGAGGGTGTAGCATCACGTACACCAATCATTCAAAAGACAGATTCATACACACTTTCAGCATTAACTGAAAGAGATTCGTTGATTGAAGTTAATAAGTCAAGTGCATCTACTCTTACAATTCCACTAAATGCTACGATAGCATACCCAGTAGGAACTTCTATTGATATACTACAAACTGGTACAGGACAAGTTTCTATCACTATTGCATCTGGAGGAACGCTAAACTGCACACCTTCTGGTGGATCTAATACAGCAAAACTAAGAGCACAGTGGTCATCTGCAACTCTTTTCAAGAGAGCAGAAAATACTTGGGTCGTCATGGGCGATCTGTCAGCATAATGAAATAAGGGGATAAAAAATGGCACAAGCAAGAAAAAGAGGCATTAAGTCTTCAGCTCAAGATAACTTCTTAGAGCCATCCAATGTAACTAGCTTAACAGCAACAGATGTTGGTACAAGCAGACCATATTTGGCTACAGCTAATACAACATCTGCAGCTTCTGCAGCAGGAACTGGAGGATCTGTTTCTCTTTCTTGGACACAGCCAGGAACAATAGCAGCAACATCATATGTAATTACAACAACACCTTCTACCTACACACATGATACTGGATCTTCTACAACTTCATATACATTTCAAGGACTTGCATCAAATACATCTTATACATTTACTGTAAAAGCAAAAAATGCAAGTGGAACTGCAACTGGTACAACATCTTCTTCTGTAACAGCAACAACTGTTCCAGCAACCATGTCAGCACCAACAGCAACAGCTGGTGTAAATCAAAACTCTATTGCATTTACAGGTCCAGCTACTGGCGGTAAAGCAATTACTGGTTATACCGTAAATGGTAGCGATGGAACTTCAGGAACAGGATCTACATCTCCTATTGTTATTGCAGATACCGCAGGAACATCTCAAACATATACAGTTAGAGCAACCAATGCCAATGGATCAGGAATTATTTCTGCAGCATCTGCTTCAGTAACAACATTGTCACCGTTCTTTCCTCCATTCTTTCCATTTTTTCCTCCGTTCTTTCCGTTCTTCCCATTCTTCCCATCATTTGGTCCATTCTTCCCATTCTTCCCAGGATTTGGACCGTTCTTCCCATACTTCTGCCCATCATGCCCTGGTGGTTGCGGATCAGGATTCTATTGCAATTGTGGTACTTGCGGATTTTAGTGGTATAATAAAAATACATTAATTTAAAAGGGGTGAAAAAATTAGCACTTATGCTCTTGCAGTAAATTTAGAAGATAGCTTGTTTGAAATTTTTCATTTAATAGATGCTGAAGAAAATTCAGAAATGGATGCAAGGTATAAAGAAAGTACAAAAAAAGAAACCAAAGTAGTTTTTCTTAAACATGATCAAAAATTTAATTTAGGTTCTTCTTGGAATGGACAAGACTTTATCCTTAATAGTGAAAAAGATCCTATACCTTTTGACCAAAATGCTGACACATATGTATTTTTATCAGAAAATATTGTTTTTGGAATGTTTAGAATAATCCATCAACATCCATTTGTTGAAAAATATAGGGCAGCTATAGAAAGTAATGTAATTGTCATTAATATTTCTGATTATCTTGATGCTGACTTAGGTGATTTGTGGAATGGAAAAGAAGTTTATAGTGTAGAGGGGTTTAAAAAGTAGTATGTCAAAATGGAATGAATGGAAAAATAATTTAGGAGATGCAAGACCTTGGCATTTACTAGATCCAAACAGACAAATTAAAGATAAATCTATAGTTGAAAAAAGAATGGATTTATGTAATGGCTGTGAGTTTTTAACAAAAACAACAAAACAATGTGAAAAATGTGGTTGTTTTATGACAGCAAAAACAAGGCTTGCTAATGCAGAGTGTCCTATTGGAAAATGGGGAAGAGAAGACTAATAAGTTTAATCTTTAGTTCTATGATATAATTATAAAGTAATAAATTTTATGATATTTTGGGGGTAATTACAAATGTACACAGAAGAAGAAAATCCTTGGTTTACTAAAGATAGATCAGAATCATTATCAAATAGAGTACATAGAGTACTAGATAATAAAAATGTTTCTAATCCAGCACTTGGATTAAATATTTATGAAAATGCTATAAGTGCTGAAGACATAGAATTAGTTATTAATACCCTGGAAAGTAGCTTGTCCGATGGTTCAACTTATTCTTGGCAAGAAGCTAAGGTTACTAATTCTGAAAAACCCATCAAAGCAGCAAGAGATTGCTCTGACTTTAAGTATAATAGTAAAACTTTGGGACCTAAGAATGAAAGCAATGCTGGTCTAATTCATATCTATGAAAAAATGGAAGACCTAGTAAAAAAATGTGTCAATGATTATGCTATGTATTGGGGATTTAATGTTGTTTACTACGAGGTATTTAATTTTGTAAAATATCAGGGTGAGGGCCAAGAGTTTAAAATTCATGCAGATCATGGCCCACACTATAATACAACTGTATCTATTGTCGCTTATTTAAATGACGATTATGAAGGTGGAGAAATATATTTTCCAAGGTTAGACAACTTAACCTATAAGCCAAAAGCTGGAGACATTGCAGTTTTTCCATCAAACTATATTTATGAACATGCATCACTTCCATTAAAGTCTGGTACAAAGTATTGCATAGTTGTCATGTCAGATATTAATCTTCTAGGTCATCAAACATATAAATAAAATCTAATTTAAGGAGAAGGTATGAATACAGATCAAAATACAGAAGTTTCTTGGAGTAGTTGCGAAGAGATAGCTCCAGGAATTATAGTTTATCACGATGTTCTTAAAAAAGATTTAGATATTATCAATAGACTAGAGTCAATTTTAGGTAGAGAAAGAACCAACTATAGGTGGCAACCAGCATATGTTGGATACAAACAAAGAATGCCAGAGTATAGAGATTGTGTAGATTTTAAATTTAAAAAAACAGATATACAAGGTGATCTATCTCCAGACTCAATAAAACTTCAGGAAATTTGGCAAGATTGTTTTGATAGACAAAACCTAGCAGTACAAGACTATTCTAAAAAATTTAATATAAATAATTTAAGATATTGGGAAGCCTTTAATTTTATTAAGTATGAAGCAGGACATCACTTTATGGAGCACCATGATCATGGGTTTTCCTATAACTGCACATTGTCTTTAGTAGCATACTTAAACGATAATTTTGAAGGCGGAGAGCTCTTCTTTAGACTCCAAGGAATTAACTACATTCCAAAAGCTGGAGATGTTGTTTTATTCCCATCAAACTTTATGTATCCACATCAAGCAAAGGTTGTGCATTCTGGTATAAAATATTCTTTAGTTACTATGCTTGATTATAGTGATAAATATCACAAGCCAGAATTTTATCAAGAAACTGGATCGTAATGTCAATAATTACATGCTACAAAAAAGATCCAAATGGGCTGATGATAGCCCCAATGTCTATTAAAAGAGATTGGATGGATGAAACACCGCAAGGTCATGCCTATAGGTGTCATCCAGTAACGTCTGCCAATGTTCTTGGATGGTATATCTATTCTAACAAAGATTTTAAATTTATCTGGAACGGCATAAATGATACAAGTGGAGATAATGTAAAAATTATAGAAGGTGAATATAATGCCTATACTGGAAGAGGTCAGTCAACAGTAAGCTTCAATACTGGGTTTATGTTAAGAACAGATCAAAGTATGAGTGTTCTTACAATAACACCACCAAACTATTTTAGTAATGACTTTGAGGTGGTTTCATCTTTAGTTTCAACTTCTTTTTTAAGAACAGACTTTCCCTTAGCAATTAAATGTAAAACTGCAAATAAAGAAATAACTATAAAAGCTGGAACTCCAATAGCAACAATAATTCCAATTTCTGTTACATCACTTAAGGATGAATCAGTTGAAATATTAAATTTTGAGCCCACTGAAGAATATAACAATGATGCTATAGCATATGGTTCTGCTGCTAGAAAAATAAATGAGTCTGGCCAGTGGACTGATTGGTATCGTAATGCAACAAATGAAAAAGGAGAATCTATTGGCTCTCACGAAGTTAAAAACTTAAAGTTAAGTGTAATTGATAATTCAAGATGAAAATAATAAATTTTATAAGCAATAGATATTGGCTAAAGAGCGATAGTGAGTCAAGACCGCAATCAATGTCAAAGTTTATACCAAATTGGTATAGACAGGCAGATAGATTTGCAAAGATGCCTAATGGGGAATATTGGATTGGTCCAGACACTGGAAAGGTTCCTACATGGAAAGCATGTCCAGCATTATTGGATATAATGACAACGGGGTATAGCCTTGTAACTCCTTGCGATATAGAATTTTTTCTTAATGATTCTGGCAGTATTACTGTCAAGGTAGGTGATCCACTTTATCAAGATTTTGTTACAAGAAGAGATCCTATGCCACAATTTGAGCACCCACATGGATATTATAAAAATCACTTTGCATGGTTTCCAGAGTGGGCTATAAAAGTTCCAAATGGCTACAGCGTACTTTATTCTTCACCATTTAATAGATACGATCTTCCATTCATAACTGTTTCTGGAATAATAGATAATGATAAGGTTAATCTTCCTGGCTCAATGCCATTTTTTGTTCAAGAAGGATGGACTGGAGTAGTCCCAGCTGGAACACCATATGTTCAAATGATTCCATTTTTAAGAGAGGACTGGAAATCTGAAACAGTAATTCCAACAATAGATGAAATTCTTATAAACAATACTACAAATAGTAAAAAGTATCGTGTACCAAATGGTGGTATTTATAAAAATAAGGTTTGGACTAAAAGGTCCTATGAATAAGAGATGATATAATAAAAATATGATAGAAGAAATTCAAAATCGTAACATGGTTAAGTACGAGTCAATAACCCCACCTGGGTTTTTTGGATCATCTCCAAAACATATTCAATCTAGAGAAAACTTTATGACTAAAGAAGAACATGAATTTTTATTAGAAGCAGCAAAAAAAATAACAGTTTGGGACGTTACAGAAACACACTATAATGAAAATGGAGTCATTACTTATGACTCAGATTATTGGAAAGACAGGGTTGCCACTAGTCCAACTCTTGACAAAAATGATCCAAATATTTCAGTTGTTATTTCTAACATGGTTAAAAGATTTAAAAAAGATGTAGATTCATATTTTGAGGTTGATGCAAAAGAAACAAGTCCAGCAATTGTAAGATGGCTTCCAGGACAATTTCAAATGCCACATGCTGATAAACAGTTACCAAGTGGTGAACCAAATGATTTCCCATGGTTTGACATAGCTGGACTGTTTTACTTAAATGATGATTATGAGGGTGGAGAGTTATACTTTCCAAACCAAGACATTGAATTTAAACCAAAGCCAGGAGCAGCATATTTTTTTCCAGGGGATTTGAACTATGTACACGGAGTAAGAGAGATCACCTCTGGAGTTAGATACGTGATACCATTTTTCTGGACAATACAAAAACATATAGGAAAGAGACAGCCATGACAGCTGACTTTATAGAGATATACCCAAAAATACTTGTATACCCAAACTCTTTTGAAAATCCACGTTTTTGGATAGATGATTTTTTAAAGCAAGATGAAAGCAAACTGGGTGATTGGGGTATGTATGGAAGAATATATAATACTTCAAATTTTTTTCCAACACATAATAATTTCCCTAACTATGATGAGTTTATAAAAAATTACATACACAATAGCCAGTATCCTGAGTTTGCAGAAGAATATGGAAAAATTTTTTATAAAAATACACAACATTGGTTAAGCATGTATCCAATGGAGTTAGAAAATTGGATTGGTTCACCACCATCAATTGGTGAGTATGTAGTTGATAAAGATAAAGGACACAGTAAAACATTTTCAATGGCATATCATTCTGATGAAACAAAAGGAGAAGACTCTTGGCCAGGTCATAAGTTTGAAATAACCTCTACGCTATACTTAAATGATGATTATGAACAGGGAGAAATTTGTTTTTTAATTAAAGAAGAAGATGGGTCAGATGCAAGATTTTCTTATAAGCCAAAATCAGGAGATATGATGATTTTTCCATCACGATCTCCATATTTTCATGCAGTAAAAAGAGCTTTTAATGTAAACAGATATATAGTAAGATCTTTTTGGAAGTCACAATACGAAGGCGATCAATCTTGGCACGATGGGGCTAAAGAGTATGGTTTAGAAAAATGGAATGAAATGAAACAGATTGAAATCCATGAGTATAGACAAAAGAATATCCCAAACCCAGAAAACTATGCTGATAGCTATAATAGAGATAATGAAAAGCTTGGTTTAAATCCAGATGGAACAATTAAGGATCAGGTGTCAAATATATGAATTTAAGTAATAAAAAAAGACTAACAAAAGATATTGTTATTTATGAAAATTTTATTGATGATAGCACTTGTAAAAAAATGATAAAAGCATTAGATGATCAAGAAAATAAAGGAAAGATGTCTTGGATGCCAATATCATTTTATGAATCTTATTCTTCTGTTCTGCCACAAGACAATGATCAAGAAGTAATTGATGCAGGTCTTGAGCCAACAATATTTTCAGGTATTGAGAAGGTGATGCATGAAGCAATTGCTTCAGTACACGACTTAGATCCAAACATAATATGTAAAATTGGATACCATACTCAAAAATGGGAGCCTGGAGCATATGCAAGAATTCATTCTGACAATACTGATGAGCATGGGAATTCAGGAGCATTTACAAGAAGCAGGTATGCAGGTTTTCTATATTTAAATGATGAATTTGAAGGTGGACTTCTTAGGTTTCCAGACCATAACATAGAGATTAAACCACAGGTTGGGATGCTTGCTGTTTTTGACGGGGGATTCAATAATATGCATGAGGTAACAATGATTACTAAGGGTGTAAGATATACCATTGGTTCTTTCTGGGATGACCGTGAAGAAGATGCATACCCACAAGAATTGAGAGATGCTTGGGCTGCAGAGATGAAAGCAACTAGAGCTAAGCAAGCAAGTGAAAAAGCAGAATGGCAAGAACTTCTTAAAGAAGGTTATAAAATAGATATTGATGGAAATAAATATAAGGTAGGAGATCTATAAATGGATGTTTTTTTAAAAAAAGAGTTTGATGACGCTGGATACCAGACTGAGGTTTTACATGAGCAAATTCTTGTTGTAAAAGATTTTTTAAAAAAAGAAGAGCTAGAAACTTTATTAGAAATAATTTCAACAACCCCTAATGAAGAGTGGTCTATAGAATACACAAAAAATCTTGCTAGATTTTGTATGGAAAAGTTTGGAAGAGATGACGTAGACAACCTAGTTGCTGAAGGTAAATTTGAAATAACTCATGGATGGCAAGATAAAAATTTAAGCATAACTCATTATCAAATAAGCAAAACACTTCAAGCTAGGGTCGGAAAATTAATTAAATTATCAGATCCTTCATTAGAGCTTACTGGATTTGGAACACTTCAAAGAATGCAGCCAGGAGTTCAATTAATATCACATACAGATCAGCATACAGATCCAGCAATTAAATATGCCACTATATTGTATATTAATGATGACTATAAAGATGGAACACTATTTTTTCAAAATAAAGAAAATTCAGACTTAAAGCCAGCTCCAGGAACTTTGCTTATCTTTCCAGGTAATGCAGAGTATGAGCATGGGGTTAGACACGTTGGAGAAGGACCTATAAGATATGTCACCGTAGGGTTTGTAAGAGTTGTAGGTTTTTATGAGAACAATAAATACTAAGGACTTAAAATGAAAAAACAAATACTACACGAAAAAGTATACTATTATGAAGATGGTGTTAAAAATTTTGATCAGCTTATAAAAGCTATTGATAGAGTTAATGAATTAAATAATCGTGAGCCTTGGGAAAATTGGACAGCCTCTAATGATAAAAACTTTATTTATGGAGAAACTAAATCTTTTGACAAAAATCAAATTGAAACTCTAGAAGAGCCCCTGCGTTCTGAAATGTCATTTATATTTGAAACAATAATGGATTCTATGTATGATGTATCTAAAGATTTTGCAATGTTCATAGGAGACACAGACGATCCAAGACTATTTCCAGTATTTAATATTAAGAAATATAAGCCTGGAATTGGTATGGGAGCACATTTTGATCAACTAGATGGAGATCAAACTTTAAGATATTCTTTAGTTGTGTATTTAAATGATGATTTTGATGGGGGAGAAATATCATTCAAATTGTCTGAATATAAAAACCTTGGTGAGTTTCCATCCCCCAACCTTGACTATGATATTGCTGTAGCAAACAATGAAATTGATTTTGGCCTAAAGCCTAAAGCAGGAAGCATTATTATATTTCCTTCCTCAGCTCCATATCATCATACTGCTCACATTGTAAAAACGGGATTTAAATACATGGTACCTGGACACTGGATTCACAATGGAATGGACCTTAATAAGTCTCAGGTTATGTAAATGAAAACAGCAATAGTTACTGGAGCTAGCAAAGGTGTTGGCTTAGCAACAGTTAAACACCTTTCAAAAAACGGATATAAAGTTATTGCTGTTTCAAGAGAACTATCAAAGTTAGTAGATCTGGTTTCAGATAATGTTGAAGTGTACAGCCTAGACATAACAGACTTCAAGGCAATAGAGGTATTCTTTGAAAAATATAAAGATATTACGTTAGATCTTTTAGTAAATAATGCTGGCGGTGGATCAAGTCCAACCCATATTATAAATGAAACACCAGAAAATTTTAGAATAGCATACGATATAAATGTCACTGGGCCTATGTACTTATCTCAATTATTTGTGCCATGTATGGAAAAATCAGATTCACCTACGATTATTTTTATAAATTCTTTTGGTGGAAAAGTACCGTATCCTGGAGGAGGAAATTATACAAATGCCAAAAGGGGTCAAATAGGACTTGTAGAAACCATGAGGCTAGAGTTTCCACAGTACGGCATTAAAGTTACCGAGATTTGTCCAGCCACAATTGATACTCAGGTAGAAAAAAAAGATAATGCTTTAACTGCAGAAGATTTAGCAGAGGCAATATGCTGGGTTGGATCTTTACCAAGTCATGTAAATGTAAATGAAATTGAAATTTGCCATATCAACAGTAGCAAGTATAGTTAATAAAGAATAGGACAGTAAAATGAATCTAATAAAACACACAGAGGGTGTATATGAAATTGAAGGGTTTTTAGATGAAAAACAAATAACTATTTTTTTATCTGAGGCTAAAATAGATATTGGCTGGGATACCAAAAGTATCGGAAATATAATTAAAGTTATGGATGATGAATTATATTTTAAACTAGAAAATGTATATAAAAATATTGAAACATTTTTTATTAATATAGGATCAATGATGTATTCTAATCACCTAAGAAGGCTAAAAAATTCAGAGTTTATGTCGCCACATACAGATTTTACACCTCCCGATAGTCTTAAAAAAATAGTTTTTGGTATTACTATTTATTTAAATGATGACTTTGACGGAGGAGAGTTAATATACCCAGATCTTGGTTTAAGCATTACCCCAAAGGCGGGAAGCATGGTTATTCATAATGCCAATATTAAGCATCAAGTATTTCCAGTTGTAGATGGAGAAAGATATTCAATAAGTACATTTGTTTTTGGAGATGAGTCTACAGCTTTTAATTATATAAACCACTAACCATAAAGTAAAGATTTATAGACTATTATTGAGCGTAATTTTCTTTTTAAATCTGTGATATACTTAACACTACTTCAGAAATTATGAAGTACTCACTTAATTTTACTTTGAAAGGTACACAATAAATGTCAGAAAGCGTATTCTCATTTCGTCTATCAGAGGACTTTGTAAATAAGTACTCTACTATCCCAGCACCGTTTGGATTTTCAGATGCTGGCTCTAACTCGTTAGGAGAGATTACGTTTATTCGTACTTATTCTCGTGTTAAAGAAGACGGAACAAAAGAGCGCTGGCATGAAGTATGCCGTCGTGTAATTGAGGGTATGTACTCAGTACAAAAGAACCATGCTAAAGATAACCGTCTACCATGGAATGATAACAAGTCACAAAAGTCAGCTCAAGAAGCATTTCAAAGAATGTTTGAATTAAAGTGGACACCACCAGGACGTGGCCTATGGGCATTTGGAACTCCAATGACTATGGAGAAGCGTAACTCAGCTTCCCTTCAAAACTGTGCAATGGTTTCTACTCGTGACATTGATCGTAATGATCCAGGTGCCCTATTTGCCTGGGTAATGGATGCGCTAATGCTAGGCATTGGAGTTGGATTTGATACCCTTGGTCAAGAAAAGCAAATGTCTATTTATGCTCCTACTGAGCCAGAATCAATCTATGAAATTCCAGATACTCGTGAAGGATGGGTTGAATCAGTTCGTCTTTTGATTAACTCATTCCTACGTCAAAACCAGTCAATTCAGCAATTTAACTATGACCTTATCCGTCCTCTAGGAGCCCCTATTAAAGGCTTTGGAGGCGTTGCAAGCGGTCCAGCACCACTTATTGATCTCCATACACGCATTCGCAATGTAATCGGTTCTAGAGCAGGTGAAGCCCTTGATAGCCGTGCTATTGTAGATATCGTAAATCTTATTGGTACCTGTGTTGTTTCTGGAAATGTTCGTCGTTCTGCTACCCTTGCTCTTGGTACACCAGAAGATGATGGTTTTATTAATCTAAAGAATCCAGAAGTATTTCCAGAGCGTAACTCATACGATCCAGAAAAACCAGGTTGGGCATGGATGTCTAACAATTCTATTTCGGCAACAGTTGGAACAAAGTATGAAGACTATGTAGATTTAATTGCAGATAATGGAGAGCCAGGTTTTATTTGGCTTGATGTTGCAAGAGACTATGGCCGTCTTGCAGATGCACCTGATTATAAGGATTCCCGTATTATGGGATTCAATCCTTGTGCGGAGCAGCCATTGGAAAGTTACGAATTATGCACACTTGTAGAAGTGCACCTTAATCGTCATGAATCCAAGGAGGACTTCCTCAAGACATTGAAGTTTGCTTACCTTTATGGAAAAACTGTAACACTTATGCCAACTCATTGGCAACAAACAAACGGTATCATGCAGAGAAATCGTCGCATTGGTACATCTCTTACAGGTATTGCTGCATTTGCAGATGAACATGGTCTTCCAACAACTCGTGAGTGGATGGATGAAGGATATAATAAGATCCGTTATTATGATCACAAGTATTCGGAATGGCTATGTGTTCGTGAATCAGTTCGTGTAACAACAGTTAAGCCATCAGGATCTGTGTCACTTCTTTCTGGTGCTACTCCTGGAGTTCACTGGGGTCCTGGCGGAGAGTTCTATCTTCGTGCTATTCGTTTTGGAAATACTGATCCAATGCTACATTTATTTAAAGCAGCGGGATATAAGATTGAACCAGATCTAGTATCAGCAAATACACAAGTAGTTTATTTTCCCGTTGCATCTGGACATAGACGTGCTGAGAAGCAGGTAAGCTTGTTTGAAAAGATTGGTTTGGCAGCAACTGCTCAAAAGTACTGGTCAGATAATGGTGTTTCTGTAACACTCTCATTTGACAAAGAAACAGAAAAGCAGTTTGTTGCTCCAGCACTCAACATGTATGAAGGCCAGCTTAAGGCAGTTTCATTTCTTCCAATGGGTAATAAGACTTATCCTCAGCAACCATATACTGAAATCACAAGAGAAGAATATAATACATATGTTGGCACGATTGGCAAGATTGACTGGTCTGCTATTTATGATGGAATTGAAAATCTTGAGGCTGAAGGTGAATCTTATTGCTCAACAGATGCCTGTGAGATTAAACTATATTAATGGTTAGATCTGGTTCATTTTAACATGATTATGGTATACTTATGGTTATGAGTACAACAAATAATCCGTTAATTAATCAAAAGACTGGCTTGCCTATTGTAGGTAATGTCAGAAAAAAGGTAATTGAAAAGAACTATGACTGGGGCCTATATGTTTATAAAAAAGCTTCTGGAAAGTGGTTTACAGACGGAGAAGGTAATGTTTTAAACATTGAGTCTATGCGTGGTGATATTGCTAAGATTACAGAGCTAAAGAATGCAGCAAGACATTATGGAGATCCAGGAGATGGTGACGCAGTGTTTGTTCCAGGACTAACTAGGATTAGTGAAGAAGAGCATTCAGAGCAACTTGATCGTATGGTAAATGGATTGATTCCATCAAGAAATGATTTAGGTGCATGGCATGCAGCACAACAGACTCTTAAGACTCACGGGAAAGAAGCATTTGATGAGTAACGATATAGACTACACATATATTTCTGCAAGCTTAAATACACAAGACGAAAAAGAAAATCCATTTAAAGACCAAGATCCGTTTAATAAGTCTTGGGATATTTTAAAAGATTATGTTGGATTAAATCAAAACTTTCGCAGAAGAACTGTAAGAAATATTGGAAAAGCATTAGACTTAAATAATCCAGCATACCTTGACTCAGCAAATGCAAATCCCGCAGGCGTAGATGCTGGATCAAAAGCTATAAATCCTGGTACTGTATATCGCAATGGGTATGGAATCTATGATGTAATTACTCCACCATATAATCTTTATGAACTTGCAAATTTTTATGACACATCCTTTGCTAACCATGCTGCTATTGATGCTAAGGTAGCCAACATTGTTGGACTTGGTTATTCATTTGAAGTAACAGATCGTACAATGCTAAGTCTTGAAAATAAAGATGATGAGTTAGCAGTTGGTCGTGCTCGTAAGCGTATTGAAAGAATGAAACTTGAAATGCGTGACTGGCTAGAAAATCTTAATGATGATGATTCTTTTACAAAGACAATGGAAAAGGTTTACACAGATGTTGAGTCTACTGGAAATGGATATATTGAAGTAGGTCGCACTGTTAACGGAGATATTGGATACATTGGCCACATCCCTTCAACTACTGTTCGCATCCGTCGTTTACGTGATGGGTATATGCAAATTATTGGACAAAAGATTGTTTACTTTAGAAACTTTGGTGCAAGGAATGTTAACCCAGTAACAGATGATCCACGTCCAAATGAAATTATTCATATTAAAGAATATTCTCCATTAAATACATATTACGGAATCCCTGATATTATTGCAGCACTACCGTCATTGATTGGCGATCAACTTGCATCACAATACAATATTGATTATTTTGAAAACAAGGCTGTTCCAAGATATGTCGTAACACTCAAGGGTGCAAAGCTATCTGGAGAGGCAGAAGATAAGATGTTCCGTTTCTTGCAGACAGGCCTTAAGGCTCAATCACATAGAACTCTTTACATACCTCTTCCTGGCGATACAGATCAAAATAAAGTTGAGTTTGATATGAAGCCAATTGAGAATGGTATTCAAGATGGATCATTTAAAGAGTACCGCAAGCAAAATCGTGATGACATTCTTGTTGCACATCAGGTTCCAATTTCAAAACTTGGCGGTACTGATTCAGCAGCAATCGCAGCATCAATTGCACAGGATAGAACATTTAAAGAGCAAGTATCTCGTCCAGCTCAAGGACACCTAAATAAAGTGATTAGCAAAATCATTAAGGAAAAGACAGACATTCTTGAACTTAAGTTTAATGAACTCACGCTAACTGACGAGATTACTCAGTCACAGATTCTTGAAAGATACGTTAAGACTCAGGTCATGATGCCAAATGAGGCTCGTGAAGCTATTGGTCTTCCACAACATCCAGATGGAGACGCTCCATTTATAATGTCTGCAAGACAGGCTACAGATGCTGCAGCCAACAGTGCTGGGAATAGATCAAGGGATTCAGAAAGAGCAAATAACCAATCCGATGGTCCTGCAACTACAACTGGGCGCAATGCACAGGGCGAAGGCAGATCGTCTCAATAATTAAGAAAAGTTATAAAAGGTTTGGTATAATAGAATCGTCATGAATATAAATAAAGCACACTGGACTACTGATGGCGACAAAGTTCGCCTATCCATGCCTCTTACAAAGGTTGATGAAGGCCGTCGTATTGTTTCTGGTTTTGCATCCCTAGATAACCTAGATAAGCAAGATGACATTGTAACAACAGAAGCATCTATGGAAGCTTTTGCAAAATTCCGTGGAAACATTAGAGAAATGCATCAGCCATCAGCAGTAGGCAAGATGGTTTCATTTAAAGAAGAAAAATATTTTGATCCAGAATCAAAAAAGTTTTATAAAGGTGTTTTTGTTTCAGCATACATTTCTAAGGGTGCACAAGATGCATGGGAAAAAGTTCTAGATGGAACTTACACTGGTTTTTCTATTGGCGGAAGAATGAATAAGTGGGACGATGCTTATGATGAAAAAGCAGATAAGACAATTAGAGTTATTAAGGAATACGATTTGATAGAGTTGAGTCTTGTTGATTCCCCTGCAAATCAGTTTGCAAATATTATGTCAGTTGAAAAAGTTGACGGTGTAGATACATTAACTGGTTCATCAGCAAACACTGTTGTTGAAAATGTATTTTGGGATTCAGAGTCTGGCATTGTTACAGTCTCTCAAAATGAAACAGAGCTTAGCCCAGTCTCTGGAGAAGAAATGAAAAATATTGGATTTGTTGAAAAAAATGATTCAGAAAAAACCACAATGATAAAGTTCTTAGTTGATAGTGCAAAAGGCATTAGAACAATTAAGATAGCAAAGGAGGATAATCCTATGACAGAAAA